GATTTACCACAAACTAACTTAGAGTTTGGACAAAACAAAAAATCTACTCCAGTATTTATGGTGTTTGATGTTTCTCCAATGTCTGATGGATCTATGGTAAACAACATTAGAGAAGTACGTATGAAAGGTGCTCCTTCTATGACATGGGGTTATATTGATGGTACTCGTCACCACTTAGGTTTTGCTAAATCTCAAGGTATGAGCTCTGCTAACAAATTCCCAGGATACGAAATCTGGATGAAAGACAGATGTGATGTATTTATTGAAGATTTGTCTAGAACTGTGTTGATTGAGGAAATCCCACAATTTTAATAACGAAAATGTAGATGTATTGCTTCCCATAATAGAACAGCATACATCTCTTTTTTCCGAGATGGTTCCCCTCACCTCCTCTCCCTCCCCGAGGGGAAGCTTCTCAAACAGAGTGTTGAAATGGATAGTATCCATGTTCAGGTTCCTTCGGTGGAACCACTCTACTAAATCGTGTGGTAGTAGCAGTTGGTAGCTCGCAAGGCTCATAACCTTGAGGTCGTTGGTTCGAGTCCAACCCACGCAACAAATTAAAACCAATTATTAAATTTAACTACATATGGCAAAGACAGGCAAGATTTCTACTATTAAGAGAGACTATTCAAATAGTGCTCAACTTCAAACAATGGATAGTGGACTATCACAAAAAGGAATGACAAGAATCCCTGGAACAGGAGTATTCAAGTATCCTTATAAAGAATTAGATGGAAAGTACAGAACAGGATTAGATGAAAATGCTACGTACATTAAAAGAATCCAAGATCCTTTAGAACAAGAATTAGAGATTGAAAGAGTGAGAGCTCTTAAAACAAGACTTGAGAATGAAATAGGAGATATTGATTTAGGACCTCGTTCACAATTTTGGAACTATGGTTTATCAACTTCTACAGATGATCAAACACACGTTCAAGTAGTTAAACTATTAGATGGTGATAACTATTTTGATCTATCAAATGTTTTTCAAGAAATAGCCTTTTCATGGTTGAGAGTACATCCAACTATTGCTTCTAGTTATCAAGCATGGGAAAGAGGTGAATTTCCAGCAGATACACAATTTTATATTGTAGATGATGAAATTGAAAATGCGGTAATCTACAAGAAAAAACAATTGATTAATAAAGCTATTGTTAAGTTTGATTCTATGTCTCCTGAGAAGAAGAAAAAAGTTGCAAGACTTTTAGGTCTTCCAGTAACAGAAGAAACAAAAGAAGAAGTGGTTTATAACTTAGTAGATAATGTATTGAAACAAACAGAATTCAAGAATGGTAAATATTCAGGATTGAGTCCAGTTGAAGTGTTCAATAGATTTGCAGATATGAAAGAAGCCTTGCTCCATATAAAAGATTTAGTAAAACAAGCTGTAGCACATTCAGTATATAGAATCAAACCAAACGGTAAGGTTTATGAAGGTGAATATGAAATAGCTAAAGATGAGGAAGATTTAATTAGATTCCTTGCAGATGATGATAACCAAGATGAGTTATTGACATTAGAAGGTAAATTGAAAACTAAAAAACTAGCTGCTATTTAGTAGTTAGTTTTAAAAATATAAAAGCATATGATACCAGTAGATAGTTTATTATATAAAGTAGATCAAAGACTAAATAAGCTATCAACTAATGAGCACCAACAGATTCAATTAGAAGACAAAATCTTAGCTTTGAATGAAGCTCAGATTAAGTTGATAAAACAAAAAGTTGATGGCATTAGTACTGCTAGTGGATTAGGAATGGACTCTTTCAAAAAGAGATACGAAGACTTACAAAGTCTTATATTAGATTATAATCACCAACCTTTAACATTAACATTAAAGGATCCTAATTTAAATCAATGGTCTGCTAACATTCATACACTAGAACCAAAGTATATGTTTTATGTAGACAGTTATGCATTAGCTGACAAAGGTAGATGTAAGGATAGAAAGATATGGATTAACCGAGATCTTGCCAAACATGGTGATCTTCAATTCATATTAAACAATGATCATTACAAACCATCATTTGAATACCAAGAAACATTTAATTTCTTAGCCTCAGATGAAATCAGTATATTTACTGATGGTACGTTTACCCCTAAGAATATACAAATAATGTACATGAGATATCCAGTGTATATAAATAAGACAGGATATATTATGTTAGATGGTAATCCATCATATGATGCTGATTGCGAATTAGAAACATACCTAGAAGATGAACTTTTAGATCTTACAGTTCAAAACCTAGCAATGTATACAGAGAATCAATCTGCTGTACAAAGTGCAGCATATAGGATTCAAACAAACGAATAATTTTTTTTAACATTTAAATAAATAAAAATGGCTGATTTTTCATTAACCACGCTCTTCGTGGTTCCAGTAGGGCAAACTGCACTCCCTAGCTCTGGCTCAACACAAAACTTGACTGCAGGACAAGTTGGAATTTTTAATAATTTGTATGCAACAGTTGATGCAACTACTATTAATGACTTCCCTTATTTTTACGTTGCTCAAGGTAGAACAAACACTTATTTGCAAGGATCTAAAAGATCTGATAGAATTGCAGGTGGTGCATCAGTTCTTACAGGAAGCGCACAAACAATTAGACCTAATGGTTCTAATGTAACTGAATGGTACAAAGTATCAGGATGTCCAACAGCTGCTAATCAAATTACTGATGTAACTAATTTTACTGTACAATGTGGAGAAAGTATCACGTTAACTTTACGTGCTCACTCTTCTTATATTGATACATTGTATTTCAATGGTTTCACTCGTTCAGTAACTATCCAAGCTCCTTGTTGTGGTTGTGACGAAAACCCATGTGCTGATGTAAGTGATAATACAATTATCGATCTATTGATTGCTAAATTAGAAGCTAGTTCTAACATTTATGGTCCTGATGGATTAGCAGGTAATGCTGGTATCAACCCTGACAACATTAGCTTCAACACATTCTATACATTTGAAAATGTAGGTGGAACTATTCTACGTATTACAGGAAAACCATTAACACAATATGGTCAACCATGTGATATTGCAGCGTTCCCTTTTGAATATGACAGAATGTCTTTCAGAACGTTTGTTTATGCTGGTCCAGCTACTACTGCTGACTTTATTGTTGCTGATGCTTGTAACTTTGTTGCTCAACCTATCATCACTCAACGTGCTTCTTATGCTACTGGTACATCTGCAGAGATTGCTCAATTAGAGAAAAATTTCTATAGCTACCAAGCTGGTTACTTGAAACACCTTTACAGAATGAATGGTTACAATGAGAACTTTGAAACTTATGTTTCTGGTGGTGTAACTTATGATACATATTATGTTAAATTTAATGAATATGATAAATCTGCATACCAATGGGGTGATTATATTCAAGAAGATTCTACAGTGATTATTGCTGCTCCAAATGCTGCTACAGTTATTAGTACTGGTCCTACCGTATATAGTACTATTTCTGCTGCAATCGATACTGTATTAGTTGCTGCATTAGGCGCTGTTGTTGATCAAGGTTCTCCTTGTATCACTACAACAACTACTTCTTCTACTGCTGCTCCATCAACAACAACTACTTCTTCTACAAACATTCCTTAAGAATAAAGAAGAACAGTAAATATTATTAAATAACCTATGCCAGGGGAAAGAGGATACTACTCATATTCCTCTGGCATATTTATTAAAAAAACATGGCAAACTTACAATTAGATATATTAGTAGTTCCTACTTATAGTGTACTTACAATTGGTGTTACAGATGCTTCTGTATATCCTACCAATCCTCCAGTGGTTTCAGCACCATCTATTGAGATTGAAATACCAGGATTTGGAACCAAGGTGTTACCTTTTGTTCCTAATAAAATCAATGTATTTACATCATCTAATTTGGGAATTACAGATCCTGGTTGTAATCAACCACTTCCTGATGGAGTGTATAGATTAAGATATTCTGTTGCTCCTGCATATGTAAACTATGTGGAGAAAACAATATTACGTGTTGAGAGGCTTCAAGAGAAATTTGACAGTGCTTTTCTTCAATTAAATATGATGGAGTGCGATAGAGCCCTTAAAACGCAATCTAGCGTAACATTAAATACAATTAACTTCTTTATTCAAGGAGCTATTGCAGCAGCTAATAACTGTGCAGAATATGAATCAAATACATTATATGCTCAGGCAGATAATATGTTAAACAACTTTTTAAAAACCAACTGTGGTTGTTCTGGTAACAACTACCAAATAAACTTTTATTAATTATGGCACAATGTAATTCATGTGGAGCTAATGTGGGGTGTGGATGTCAATTGAAAAATGGACTATGTGCAGCATGTGCTGCTAAAGTAAATAAATAAAATTTATATTATGTTATCACCAAGACTAACGAATTGCCCAGAATGTGCTAACATTCCATCTTTACTTAGAAAAATAGATTGTAAGTTAGCAGAACTTGGTAACAACTTGTACAACAATATTTCATATATGTTGAACAAACCTATACCTGCTGGTGAAATTCTTCAATTGATAACATATAGAAGAATACTAACTCATAAGTATTGTAATCCTGATTATGTACATGAATACTCTGTAGCTATGATAGCTAGCAGAGTTATACGCATTACTGTAGGATGTGTTAGTAGATGTAACACTCCAGAACCTTGTATAGAGGTTCCTTGTGATATTACTATTGTACCAAATCCTATAAGACCAATAACTAGTTCTACAACATCTACTAGTTCTACTAGTTCAACTAGTACAACATCTACAAGTACAACATTAGAACCTACTACTACAACTACTACTACAGTAGTTAATTATATTTATAGAATTGCACAGTTGTCATGTATAACTTGTGAACCATTAGGTGGTTATTTAAGAAGAAATTCTGGTCCTCTTACTGTTGGTAAATTTTATTATGATGACTATACTGGACTTGTTTTTGAAATATTAGAGTTTATAGGTACAACAACTCTTCCATCTGAATTTAATATAAATATAGAAACAATACAAGATGATTGTGTGTCAGTAATTTGTTCTCCTTCTACTACAACAACCACCACCACAGTTGAACCAACCACTACCACTACAAGTAGTACAAGTAGTTCTACAACTAGTACAACAACAACAGCTGTACCTACTACCACAACCACCACTACAGCTACACCAACAACTACTACAACTAGCAGTAGTTCTAGTTCAACAACAAGTACAACCACAGTTGCACCAACAACAACTACTACTACTAGTAATAATATACCAACAACAACTACTACTACTACATGTCTTCCAATAATTTTTACTACTACTAATTATAGTGGTACTACATATAGAGATGGAACTACAATACCAGAAGTTACCAATGCAATTGCTTGGGCAGCTTTAACCACAGGTGCTTGGTGTTATTATAACTTTGACTCTGCAAATGGACTTATTTATGGAAAAATGTACAATTGGTATGCTATAAATGATCCTCGTGGATTTGCACCAATAGGTTATCATGTTCCAAGTGATCAAGAATTTACTTGTTATACAAATTCATTAGGAGGTGATACTGTTGCAGGAGGAGCAATGAAAGAAACAGGTATTACACATTGGACAAGCCCGAATACAGGTGCTACAAATACTAGTGGTTTTACAGCACTTCCAGGTGGTGGTTGTAATATTAGTGGTGCATTTCAAAATAAAAATAACTATGGTTTCTTTTGGACTTCAACAGAATATCCACTTGATACTACAAAAGCATGGATTCGTTACATAGCATATAATGCTAGTAATATTTACAGAGATTTTAATTATGGTAAAAATTCTGGTTTCTCTGTACGTTTAGTTCAAGATTAATAATAAACAATTAAAATAAACAAAAATGAATAACTGTAATAATTGTTATGGAGGATGTACAGAGATTGTCTCTGACAGATGTGTTAAATATACAGGAATAGATGTTCCTGTCCTAGGAATCCAAACTGGTGATTCTCTATCTTTTGTAGAACAAGCTCTTATTACATTTCTTGTATCAACATTAGATGGTACAGGAATAAAAATAGATCTAGGTGATTTAGATGTATGTGTTCTTGTACAGAAATATCTTCCTACGTGTGGGGATCTTTCTATTGTAGATATATCAAAAGCTCTTATACAAGCTGCTTGTGATCTTCAAGAACAAGTTGATGTTATTGTAGCAGAACTTGCTGTATTAAATGCTGATTATACAATTGGATGTTTAACAGGAGTAACAGCTTCTTCAGATACACATGCTATTGTACAAGCTACTATAAATACACTTTGCCAATTAAAAGTTGATTTTGATTTATTATTAACTAATCTACCTACTACATATGTAGCTATTGATCAACTTTATGATTTAATTGCAGCATATTTAAATGAAGTGGGATATCTTACAAAGTATTATAATAGAATGGTTCCTTACACTGTAGTTGAATATTATGGTACTATATCAGGTAATTTTGATAGTACAGGTAAAGGTTTAGATTCAGGTCCATTTGAAAAAATATATTTATGCAATGGAGGAAATCCTGGTGTACCAGATAAAAGAGGAGTTGTTGGTGTAGGTGCTACAGATGGTACATTCGGTGGACCAATTATGCCTCCTAGAACAATTCCTGGTGGAGGTAATCCAATTTATTATTTTAATGTAGCAAATGGTAACAATACCACTACATTGCAAATTGGTCAAATACCAGGGCATACACATGTTGCCACTGTAACTATAGTTGATCCTGGACATAAACATATTGAAGGTTGGGCAGGTGCTACTTCTGGTGCTTCATTCACTGTTGCACCTCCTGTTTTAGTACCAAGTGCGATCAATACTCAAACTTCTTCAACTACAAGCAATCATGCTTACACTAGTACAGAATTTACAGGATTAAATGGAGAAAATGTTACAGTGAGTAATTCTATTATAGGAGGTAATGAATATCATACAAATGTTCAACCAGCCCTTCCTTGTTACTATATTATATACATACCTTAATAAATCAATAATATGGCATATCCTTTTTTACCAGTTAATCCTTCTTGTGGAACTGTAGTTGTAAATGATGTTTGTGGATGTAGTTCTGTAGTCACTAATAGTGGCTGTAATAATTCATGTTCAACTACTATAACTGCATCTAGTACTATTGTTTATAATGGTCCTATATTATCATGTATAATAGCTGAACCATGTGATACACTTAATGTAATATTACAAAAGATTGATGAGATTATATGTAATCTATTAAATCAAATTAATGCATTAAATAATCAAGTTGCTAATATTACTAATCAGATAATAAATATCAATAACGACATAGTTGATATAAATAATACATTAGGTGAGTGTTGTACAACAACAACTAGTACAAGTTCTACTAGTACAACTACTACAAGTAGTAGCACAAGTACATCTACCAGTACATCTACAAGCACATCTACAAGTACATCTACCAGTACATCTACAAGCACATCTACAAGTACATCTACCAGTACATCTACTAGTAGTAGCACTACAACAACTACTACTACATGTAATAATCCTAATCTTATTGTAAATGGAACATTTGATACTAATTTAAATGGATGGAGTCAAACAGTATTTAATGACTGGGTATGGTCTGCTGGTAGAGCTAATTATGTAGAAGGAGAAGAACAAGGAATTCTTTATCAAGATATATTAACTCCAGGAGTTACATATGATATAACATTTGATTTATGGATGAATAATCCTACTTGTACAGAACTTTTATTTTTTTACATAAATGTATATGCAGGAGATACAGTGTATGGTCCTTTTAATATTGTAGGTAATCAAACTATAAATCTTATTTTGCAATGTACTAATACACCAATGTTTGGAATACAAGCATACGATTCTTGTAATTTGATTGTAGATACTATTTTTATAGATAATGTAATAGTAAATGAGCATTGTCCTCAGTTCACAACAACAACAACAACTACCACTATAACATTATAAATATAAAAATGGCTGATTGCTCTGAAATAAACAATACAACAATAATAGGAACGAGTGCTGTCTCATATGATGGCCCTCGACTTCCTTGTACAAATATAAAACCTTGTGATGGGCTGGATACAATTCTTACTAAATTAGATAATGTATTATGTTCTGCTATAGCTAATGTAGAAACACTTACAGAGAATGTAACAAACATTACTGAAGATTTAATGATTATAGGAGAAGATATAATTGATATAAACAATCATCTTAATATATGTTGTCTAACATGTGATTTTACAGGAAATGCAAGTCATGTTCTAATATGTGAATTCACTGGAGAAGCTAATCAAATATAAATTAACAATTATAAAATATGACAACATTAATAACATTAGTTATACCAGTTGATGGGGATGCAGGTCCTTTCAATCTTTTTTCAGATGCAGATGGATATGTAAATTCATTTGAAACAAATCTACCTGCTTCAACTTTAGAAGCTGGATATACAACAACACTTGTTCCTTCTGGAGCAACTATAATTAGAGTGGTATCTGCAGGTATATGTACAAATTATATTGATATACCAATTAATTTTATTACAACTACCACTACAAGTAGTAGTAGTAGCACATCTACTAGCACATCTACTTCTACTTCTACTTCTACAAGTACCAGTACTTCTACAAGTACATCAACAACTACTACTACAAGTTCAACTAGTACAAGTACCACTACAACAACTACTACTACAGCCCCACCTACTACAACAACTACAACAACTGTTACAGATACATTTATTTTTACAATTGCTTGTGATTCAGGAGCTTTAGGAGGAGCATTATGTTGTCCAGAAGTATTATATCCTGAAACTTTTTATTGTGGAGATAATCCAATAATTATGTCAAGTGTATTATATACTGATGCAGTAGGAGGAACAGAATTGGTTGGAGCAAATTTATGGTATAAAGAAACTATATCACAAATTGCATATAGAGTAGATAATTTTGGAATAGTTATAGGAATCTATAATTGTTAATATATATTTAATAAAATTAAATTATGACAGTATTAATAACATTAACAGTTGCTGGGGCTGATTCAGGCCCTTTCAATTTGTATTCAAATATTGATGGATTTACATCAGCATTTGAAGTGGGAGTAGCTAAAGCTTCTTTAGAAGCAGGATATGCATCCTCTCTTGTACCTGATTACACAACAGTAGTAAGAGTTCTTTCTACTGGTACATGTACTAACTATATTGATATAGTTTTAGATGAAGTGACAACAACTACTACTACAACACTTGTGCCAACTACCACTACAACTACCACTCTAACTGAACCTACTTAAAAAACCTTAGTTTGTTGGTTTTCTAAGGTTTCTCCCTAGACATTTGTCTGGGGAGTTTTTGTTTTATAACTATTTTAGTTATAAAGAATTACAGCTCTAACTAAAATTATTTGGAATATATAAAAACTATTGTTTATCTTTACGATATTTTTTTAACTAATACAAATATATATGTCTGAAAATCAAAGTTTATTATACAGATTAGAAGAGTTATTGACGCAGAAGAAGAGTAAAAAGTTCTATGCAGAGAAGTTAGGAATAAGTGAATACGAAGTGAATGAGCTCATGAGAGAGCTCAAAGAGAAAGATAATGAATCTCCAATAGAACTTAATGTTTCTACAGGAGAAATTAGAAAAGTAAATGTTGAAAAAGGAACAATAGAAAGTACTGTCACTAGTACATTTGAACCTAAAGATGATCTTGAGTTAGCTACGTTACATAAGATAAACCTAGATAAATACGTCATTACCAACTATTGGTCTAAGATGTTACCAAGTGGAAGTTTTACTTCCTCAGTCTTTTCAAAAAGAAAACAACCACAAGATTATTCTCCTGAAGACTTTGCTAAGTTTTTAGAAAACTACAAACCAAATAATATATCAATCACCAAAGTAGATCGTACTAATGATAAAGACTACGTAGATGTAGAAATCTCTATATCTGATTATCATTTAGCTAAAAGAACAGTAGATGGTGATAATGATGTAACTACAAGAGCTTTAAGATATGTTACTGTGGCTCAGTCTTTGATTGATAAAGTGGAAGCTTGTTACAATATAAACACTGTTGTTCTTCCTATATCGAATGATTATTTCCACACTGATAACTATCAACATCAAACTACAAATGGTACTCCACAGGATACTATAATGGATTATGCTGATGAGTATGAATTAGGATTTGCTATTCTTGTAGATACAATCAATATGTTGAGAAAACATTCTAGCACTGTACAAGTAGTGTTGGTACAAGGAAATCACGACAGAACTAAATCTTTTTATCTAGCACATGCACTAGATGTATTCTTTAAAGATGCATTAGATGTAGAGTTTATCAGAGAGCATAGTATTGTTAAAGGTTTGACATTAGGAAATACATTTATTGGATGGCACCATGGTAACTGTAAGATAGAAGATCTTCCATTATTATTTGCAACGCATCCAAAATATAGTCATCAGTTCGGTGATGCTATTTATAGAGAAGTTCATACAGGTGATAAACATCACTATATGGCTAAAGAGGTTAAGGGAGTAAGAATACAACAAATGCCTAGCTTGTCAGGAACTGACAGATGGCACTTAGATAATAATTACGTACATTCAGTTAGAGCTGCCTTAGCATTAGTCTATGATCTTAATCTAGGTAAGATAGCTGAATTCGAAACAAGAATATAATTATGGCAACATTAAGAAAATTAGTATCAGATGTTAGAAGTGTCCACAAGATACTTTCTACAGACAGTCTTATTACAGATAGAGCAATTGCATCTGAAATAAGAAACAACTCCTTGTTATTAATAAAGAGAGAAACCAATTTAAGAAAACTTTGGGCAACTGATACATTATTTACCACTATCCCTTGTTTAGAGATGATGGAAGTATCTATTTCTGAATGTTGTGATTATGTTGATCCTTGTTCTATAGCTAGAACTAAATTTAAACTCCCACGTATATCAGAAGGTAATTACCAATATGTTATTCAAGGAGTTTATTCTATTAATGCAATGAGTGGTAAAGGAAAGAAGTTAAAAGAAATAACTGTCAATCGATATATAAATCTATTAACTCTTCCTGTAATTAAGAATCAAGAATACTTCTGGATATCTAATGGATATCTATATGTAAACAATCCTTTACTTAAAGCAATTAGATTTGTAGCTTTCTTTGAAGAAGATGTAACCAATGATCTTATGTATCCAGAATGTGGATGTGGTACACCAGAATACACTACCGATGAAATATGTAAGAATCCTTTAGATAAAGAGTTTGCTCTTCCTGGATACTTAGAACAACAAGTATTACAACTTACCTCACAAAAACTATTATCTACTTATTTTAATATTAAGACAGACACTAGTCAAGAAGGAATAGATGGTCAAGCACCTAACTCAAAACCAACTAATTAATATATGCGTGTAGCTGTAGATTGGAGATCTTCTAGTAAAGATAACTATAATTTGTTTTGTAAAAAACACCCAGCTATAAAACTTACATATGATGAGTGGAGAAATATTATCTACACTTATAATGAATTGTTCAAAGAGTATATATTAGAGACAGGATACAAAGCAAAGCTACCTTATGGATTTGGAGAGTTCTCTATTAACAAAAAGAAAAGAAGAAAACTAAAAGGTGTAGATGGAAAAGAGTTTGTTAACTTACCAATCGATTGGCAAAAAACTAAAGAGAAAGGAAAGGTTATATATAATTTTAATTATCATACAGAAGGTTATTTTTTTGGTTGGATGTGGTTTAAATCCACAGCACGTTTTAAAAATTCTGATCTCTGGTATTTCAAACCTTCTAGACTTACATCAAGACTTCTATCACATTACTTAAAAACCAACGACAAGTATCAACACATTTATCAAGAATGGAAAAAATAAACTATGTCATACTATTATAAATATGCTTTCATTAGCCCAGAACCTGTCTACTCAACTGTAAAAGAAGAACTTAAGAGTTATTTTGATACTGGTGCTGTAGATGATTTGTTATTTCCTACTTACTTAGACAAAGCTCTAAAGAAGTTAGGAAGAACTACTTATGTAATTACTGATCAAGTATTATTTGTTGAAAACTTTGAAGCTAGACTTCCTGATAACTTTTATGCTGTTAGAGAAGCTTGGATGACTACAGAAGTAGCAGGTTTACCGTATCAATCAGCTAATTCATTTTATTCACAAGCAGCTTCTGCAACCACTATACAAGTGTCACCATTAACTATTGGAGGAACTCCTTGTAATAATCCTGGTTGTCAAACTCCACAATGTGATGGCACATGTATGCCTGTGCTTGTACAGGCTGTATATAAGACAAATAATAGTGTAGCTAGAGGATTTACTCATGACTATCTACTTAAGCCTGGAAACATCTCTGCAAGACAAAACTGTGGGGTAGAATATACAAACAATTGGGAGATGTATTCAGAAGCTCCACCTATTCATGAATTCACACCTGGCTCTGCTAGTTATGATAGTTTTGATATTAGAGATAATAAGTTTGTAACCAATTTCAGAAATGGTGTAGTACATTTGATATTCTATGCTACAGAATATGATGAGATAGGAAATCAATTAATTCCTGATAATTATCGTATAAGAGAATATGTAGAAGCATTTCTTAAGTTTAAGATATTTGAAATGCTTACTAACCAAACAAATGATGAAACATTTAATCAATTACAACAGAAGTTAGTTTATCATAAACAAGCTTATGAAGAAGCTTTTATTATGGCTAGTATTGAAATCAAGAAACAAACTCCTTGGGAGAAACAAAGAAGGATCAAAAATGATCTTAATAGATTTAATATGTATGAACTTCCTAACCGTACTAATAGATATGGTAGAAGACGTAACAATTAATAATTATGGCAGAAGAACAACAACAAGGAAATATTAAATTGGAGTATAATAATGCTACTATTGGTTTAAATATGGATCAAACTTTGAACCAAATTAAACCAGGTACTCTTACCTATGCACTAAATGCTGCTTTAGAAAACTTTGATGCTAGTTCTGTTAATTATCAGAATGAACAAGGTAATGAATTTTGTTTACAATTTCCTTCGGGATATTCATTGATAGGGACACATTTTATTAATGAAAAAAATAAACATATATTCTTTATAGTAAATTCTAATATAGGAATGAGTCAGATTGGATATATGGATAATAATGATTGTAACTATGTTACATTAGTAGAATCAGCATGTCTTAATTTTGATGTTAATTATCCAATACATAAGGTGGTGCATAAAATATCAAATTGTACTACAGAGATATATTGGACAGATGGATATAATCCAAGAAGATATTTAGATCTTAATAATGTTCCATATATTTTAGCACCATTATCTGAATTGTGTTCTCCTACATATACAAATGAAGTTGATTGTAATCAATTAAAGATGCAACCAAATTTCAATATTCCTGAATTAGATATATCAGATGTTATAACTGGTGGAGGAAGTCTTATATCAGGTACATATCAATTTGCTATACAATATTGTGATCCTTCAGGTAATCCATATACATCGTATTACTCAGTTACTAATCCCACTCCAATTGCAGATATAAATGTTACTACTATTAATTTTAATTATCCAGTTGGTAAATCTATTGTAATTGATATATCTAATCTTGATACAACTGGACAATTTCAATATTATAATCTAGCTGTAATTAAAACAATAAATGATATTACTTCTGTTGAATTAGTAGGTACATATTTTATCAACAATGATCATATGCAATTAACATATACTGGTCAAAATGTTGAACAGGAACTTTTAATTATTGCTGATATATTTGAAAAGTTTCCTTATTATGATATTGCTCAAGATTTAACAGCTGTACAAGATGTTCTTGTATGGGATAATCTTACATCTATAGATAGATTAAACTATCAAGGAATTGCAAATAAAATATCTCTATTATGGGAGACTTATAAACTACCTGCAGATGAAAACTATGCTGATGAATTAAATGCTACAAATCTTAGAGGATATCTTAGAGATGAAGTGTATGCATTTGAAATAGTATTCTTATTAAAGAATGGTAAACAGACAGATGGTTTTCATATTCCTGGGAGAGCATTAACTTCTAATGAACTTTCTCAACCAAATATTCAAACAACTGATCCAGACTTTATTGGTGAACCTGAACCAGGTACAAACTATAGTTCTTATTGGAAAATATATAACACAGCTTCTGTTATAGGAAATGCTAGTGGTTCTAAAATAGGTAATGCTACACCACATCAATATGGTGAGTTTGCTTATTGGGAATCTACAGAACTATATCCATGTAATATAGATGTGTGGGGAGATCTTGCAAATACACCTATTAGACATCACAAATTTCCTGATGTATTAGTTTCTCCACATTATGAATCAGCAATGTTTGTTGATTCTAAATCTATGGTAATGCAAAATGATGTAGTTTATCCTATAGGTGTTAAAATAGACTTTGAACAAATATCAGGACTTATTAATTCTTCAGAATTAACACAAGAACAAAGATCTGAAATTGTTGGATATAAAATAGTAAGAGGTAATAGAGGAACAAATAAATCTATTATAGCTAAAGGAATATTAAGAAATGTTGGAAAGTATACAAGAGAAACCCAAGATTTTTATTATCCTAATTATCCATATAATGATCTTGAAGAAGATCCTTTCTTAAATGAAAGAAACAATGCATATATAGATGAGTGTACAGCTTGGTTAATTGTTTGTTTTGAAGAGGTACTTCTAGAATATGTAGATTGTAATGACTACTTACCAAAAAGAATAACTATACCTTATGTTGGTCCACCAGAAGGTACTCCTAGAAATGTTAGTAATGTTCCTGTAAAAGAACTTTGTTCTATTAGTAAACCAGTAGCATTAACAGGTAGAGTAACTATATTACCAGCTAATTATGATGTAATTCAAGTTCCAGCTTATACATTACCTAATGGTTATAGAGCATCGTGGGAATCTCCTATTGTATTTAATTCTACTAGAACATCTTGTCAAGTAGATGCACATATATTAGGATTTCAGGATATAATTCCAGCAGGACCTTTAAATTATTTTATACCAGTAAAGGTAGGTGGTTTTGTTTATATGCAAGATTATTTTCCAGAAAAAGCTCTTGGTTGGTCTTTAACAGATTCTCCTTTACAACCTTTAGATACAATTCAATTTGCCTCTCCATATGCTGGACAAATGGTAGATGGTGAGTTTGCTTTATTTACAGCAACTGGTTGTAGAGAAAATGGACTTGGTCAAGTAGGAGTCCCAGCATATAAAGGAAGAAGATCAACATTAACTTGTGGATCTGCACCTCCTTTAAAAGGAATGGTTACAGAAGATTCTAAGTATAGACAAGTATTTAATTCTCCAGAAACTTCATTTGGTCAACCATTTTTAGGACAAGTCTTAAAATTGGAAAATGTAATGTTTGGTAGAGGAAGAGCACATTTTGTACAAGTTAAGAATAATGCTAAATATAAACTTCTTTCAAGAGAAGCTCAGATAGATGCTTTAAATAGTTCAGCTGCAATAGGTGGAATAACAACTAGTGCATTTAATGCCACTGCTATGTTTACAGCATATCAAGCATATTTAACTATTTATATTAATGGTATTACAAGAAAGAATTATGCTTATTCATATAACTCAAGAGCTAACTATGACTATAGTGCTGAAATAGAAAATGGACTTGGTATCAAACAAAGAACTATTGATATAGCAAGATATTTAATTCCTGTTGTACAATCAGTTGGAGAACCAGGAGGAGTTAATATAAATAACTGGCAAAGAGAATCTTCAGTGTTTATTAAAACAAAAGAAGAACAATTTGATAATGCACTATCTCCTTTTCCTTTTCCAAGTAAAACAGATAGTCTTTTAGATATTAATGGAAATAGTATTGTAACTGATAAATCAAGACTTACTATTGGGGAAAGTAATGTGTGTGATACTCCTACTAAAGAACAAGATATAAGTGTAGTTTCATATTATGCTTCTATGAAAAATATATTTAATAACCAATGGGGACAAATGTATTCTTATGATACAATTGATACAGGTTATCAAATAGATATGAACTCTGGTACTATATCTCCAGATGTTGTATTTGGTGGAGATACATTTATAAGTAGATTTGCATTCAAAACTAAACTTCCTTTCTTTATTGATAACAGAGTTAATGCTCCTGATGATAGTGATGTATTCTATGATGAGATTGGTAATGTATCCTATCCGAAATACTGGCATTCTGCTAGATCTATATTAGAAAACTATTTAGCTGGTCCTACATTAATGGCTAATATAATTTCATATAAAGCACATAATTTTGATTGTCCTTCTAAACCTGAATCTTATCCTGCACCAACAGGAACAGGTGGTGTAGCTGGAACATTAAGAACTTTTTATGATGGATATTTTTATTTATTTGCATATGGTGTTCCTAACTTCTATTGTGAGAGTTCTTATAATACAGATCTTAGACAAGCATTTAATAATAAAGAAGGAGATTTTTGGCCTCATGTATCTACAGGTATTCCTGATGATTGGATGCAAGAAACTTTTGTTCCTATTGCTCAAGATAATTCATATTATTATAATATAACTTATTCAAAACAAAATAAAGAAAATACATTTTCTCATCTTCCTCCAGATTGGAAGTCTCAATTTTGTTTTACATATTATCCATTTAGAGCTATCTATTCAGATGCACAAGAAACTAATGCTGATAATAGAGTTAATAACTGGTTAAGTTATGGAGCTACATCGTCTTATGACTTTCCACAGAATTACGGTGGACTTATATCATTAGATGGTATTCAGAATAAAGCTATACTTGCAAGATTTGAAAATAAATCTTTAATGTACAATAATTTACTTACAGTGGATACAAGTAATCCTCAAGCTGCGTATTTAGGTAATCCTAATTTATTTGCAGGAGCACCACCTATTGATTTTGCTGAAACAGATCTTGGATATGTAGGAAGTCAAAATAGGTTCTTGTTGAAAATTCCTCAAGGACAAATTACTGTAGATGCTAAAAGAGGACAAGTGTTTTTAATTTCTGGTACACAAGCTGTAGACTTATCTGCATTTGGTTCAGGTATGAATAGATTCTTTACAGATCATTTAGCTTTTGAAATATTAAGATATTTTCCAACTACACAAATTATGGTAGATGGACAATTAGTAACTATACCAGGAGTTGATACAGATAATAATTTTAATGGAGTTGGATTACATGGTGTATACGACAGTAAGTTTGATAGAGTGATAATCAGTAAACTCGATTATATTCCATTAGATAAAGATATAAAATATGATTATATAACAAAAACATTCTATGTAGAAGATATAGTTAATGATGTTATAATAAAAACAGAAGTTCACTTAACAGATTCTGATTACTTTTGTAATAAATCATGGACACTTTCTTTTAATATGAATACTAAAAGTTGGGTTTCTTTTCATAGTTATATACCTAATTTTTATATAGCAGAAAATAATTTCTTCTATTCTGGTATTAATGGATGTTGTGAGGATATTGATACTGCTACAAATTTCACTGCTCTTGTAGGAATTAATAGAGGTATGCCTCCAACAACATCAACTACATCAACTACTATAATTCCTATAACTACAACATCTACAACTACTCAAGTTTTAGATTGTATATTGGAAGGAGTAGGAATACTTACAGATTGTATATTAGAAGGAACAGGAATAATTACAGTTCCACCAACAACTACTACCACTATGTGTCAAAGAGGTATAACTTATATTTGGACAATATTTTATTCAGAATATCAAATAGGTTCAGATCCAGTTGTGAACTTTACTGGTAGTAAAGAAGATGCATTCAATGCTTTATTGTTAGCAAAATCTAATAGTTCTTTAATTACATTAACTTCATTAACAAGTGCATCTGAAACATTTGAAATTGGTTCTATTATGTATTATGATGTATATGCAACAGATTGTACATTAATTTCTGATGGTTGGTACATATCACAACAAAGTTGGTTAGATAATATAGTTTATCGTATATCAGATGGAGTACTTGTTGAAGTAGATTATTACTCTTGCACTGTAGATACGACAACTACAATAGTTCCAATTGTAAATGAATGTTGTGGTGTGTTATTTAATTCAACAAATGATAATATTTCACTTGTAAACTATAATGATTCTACAACTATTACTTATACATTAGATATACCAGGATACATACAATCAATAGCAATAGCTTTAACACAAACTAAATTCTGGTCAATTAATACAGATATTACAGAATGGGATATAACATTAAGTCCATTTAGTGCTGTATATAATAGAACAATAGTTTCACCTATTGGATTTACAACATCTACAGGAATAATTGCTAAAGATGCTACAACATTAATTGCTATAGATGATTCTATTTCTCCACAAGATGTAGTTGAATTAGATGTTACCACTTTGATTGCAACTAGTACTATAATATTTAGTTTACCTACAGATAGAACTATTTGGTCTAATATATTATATACCACTAGTGAAAAACTTCTTATAGTTACACAAGATGATATAACATCAGATTATTATTTATCGCAATATGATTATGTAACTGGAACTCTTGATTTAGAAATAGATATTACAGACAGTGCAATTGATGAACCAGTTTCTTTATTTGAATGTGATTGTAATATCTATATAGGAAATACTATTGGAGAAGTTTATATATTAGCTAGAACATCTCCTTATCCTTTAGTATTAACAAATACATTAGATATTAATATTACAACAGGTACACAAGTTGCAAGTTGTGTATCAGCTAATCTAATTGATCCTCCAACAACAACTACTACTACAACTCTTTAATATTATGACAAAGGTTATAACAATAAAATTAATAAAGGTTGGATCTAATTCTGGACCATTCATCATCACCACTAATTTAGGTGATGTTGTAGCTACGGATGTTCCTAAAAAAGTTCTGGTTCGTGGAGTTAGTTATGTTGTAGATGTTAATGTTAAATCAATAACATTGACCTCTACAGGAAAATGTAAATTAACAAAAACATTTTCTTTGGAATCATTTACTCAAGCAGAATATGCAAATGTAAAATATACACAATCTGTAACTGGATGTTTATGGAGACACTTAACAAATATACAATTATATAATACATTCTATGGAAACATAGAACCATATATAATTGAATATCCTTTTGCATATAAATTCCAAGATGAAATCTTACAGAATGTAAAAGATTATACAAAAGCATATGAATACTATCCTATATTTGATGGAGTGTTTGATGATAACACAAGAATAGAAACAAATGATAAATGGTTTAACAAAGCTGTCTTATATAATGGACAACAAAGTTCTGGTATTCTTGAGCTTGTAGCTAAGCCTCTCAATAATTTAAAAGCTTATATGCAATATCCTATTCTTAATGCTGAGAGTAAAACTATCACATACACTAAGAGTGATAACTTCTATCAGTATAATACATTCTGGGCTGCAGAGATAAGTTCTCAGATTCCATTATTTAGAACAACTTGTGAAAGTCTTTCTATAGATAAGGTGGTGAATCAAGCTAATATGGATTATGGTCCTAGAAGCTTCAAGAAAGCTACGCTAAGAGCAAAAGAATTAAAAGTGAGACATATATTGGATAACTCTGCAACAACGCATTTAGTAAGCCAATTCATATTAACCCCTGCACAAATATCTTATAAATAATGGCTAGTAAAGTAAAATGCACATGTGGATGGTCATGGGACAAATCTGATTCTAGTAAGAAGGATATGTATATATGTCATGAGTGTGGTAGAGATAACTCTAACAACATGAAGAATGGTGGTTGGTTAGATAATTATAATGATTCACAAGCTTCTGCTCCTGAAGGAATGATAGGAGATGGATATTCTAACAAAGGTAGAAACTACAGTCCAGCTTGGGGTGGTTCATTTCAAATGGGTGGATCTGTCTATCCAGTTAATTATGTTCCTGAAGCAGCAATGGGTGCTTCTATTCCAGGAGCTGTAGGTTTCTCATATGCACGTACACAAGGAGCTGCTCCTAGTAATGGGAAGTATGCAAAGAAAACAATGGCTAGTGCACAAAATGGTCAAGAGATGCAATACTATCAGAATGGATTAGATTGGCAACCTAAAAGTATTAGTAAGAATGGTGGATGGTTAGATCAATATGAAGATGGGGGAATAGTTAAAGGTGATCAAGATGGATATAGAAATCCTAATAATCGTGGAAAAGTTGTAGAGATACAAGGAAGCGTTATGGGTACTGATGGATATGATGATACATTATATGTAGTTCCAGATGTTGGTGAACCTAGAGTAGTCTATGCTAATACAGGAAATCATGAATTTCCAGGAGCAACAAAGTTTACAGAATATCCTATGGCTCAGAATGGATTAAGGCAAGAACAAAAGAGTTTGCAGAATCTAGATAATCTAACTAACTTTACAAATTACAATAAACCACAACCAGGTTCATGGTTGGAAAAATATAACTAATATGAAAGCACAGATACTTAAAATTGCTGGTGTAAAATCTGAGAAAGAGTTTTACAAGAAATATAAAACAGAAGCAGACTTCATGAAGGTTCATGGTAAAGAGTTTAAGAAAGCTCAAGTGGGAGCATCTATAGGACAATCTTGGGGAAACAATTCTTGGGCAAATAGTGGAGCAGATAATTTTAATTCTCAATCTGCTGGATTATCTGGACAACCTGTAATGGGAACACTTACTGGAGGAACAATGATGAGTACTCAACAAACTGCACTACAACCTATTACTTCAGGAGGTTCTGTTAATACTGGACAACAAGGTGGTGGAGGATTTGATTATGCTAAAGGTATTCCTGTCATAGGAGGAATTATAAATGCTATGGGATCATTTGAACAAGAGAAAAAAGCTAAACAAGCTGCTAATCAAGCAAGTCAAGTGGCAAATATATCAGCAATAGCATCAGGAACACAAGCAGAAAAATCTAAAAGAAAATTTGTAACTCCTTGGGATAATGTTCAAACAGGTGAAGCACTTTCTCCTGTGTTAGGTGTTGGAACAAATGCAATTACTAAAAATGGAGGAAGTGTTAGAAAAGCAAAAAATGGTAAGCCAATAAAAGGTAATCAAACAGAAATACAAAACACTTATAGTGAAGGAAATGATATATATACAGATGGTGGATATGAACCGTTGGATATACCAAAAGCTCAATTTGGAGCAGAGAATGCTGGAGGACAATTAGGTGGTGCTATTGGTGGTGCATTTGGTCCAGTGTGGGGAACAATGGGTGCAATGGTTGGAAATATGTTTGATGAAAATCCAGCTGAGATAGCTAAATATAATAGACAAACCAAAAAATCAATGGACACTATGTTTGGTAATCAATTTGGAGCAGCTAGTAGAGCAGGACATTCTGGATTTATGAAAGATGGTGGATATTTAAATCCTGAATATAATCCACAAGTAATTACAATGTTTGGTGATCATACTGCTGAAGACTTTGCTGACTATGCACATAAAGATCAATATAGAGCTGGTGGACATTTACAATCATATACACCTCCTAGTGAAAGAGCTATGGAGACATATGCTAATGGTGGTGATGTTGGTACAGATCAAGTTGGTGATGTTAGTATAGAATCAGGTGGATATCTTAAACCTGTAGCTTGGAACCCTCATACAGGTGGTACAGGATTTACTAGTAAGTTTTATGGACAATCACATGTTGAACAAGCTCCTGGTTTAGATCATACAGGAATTATTATGAAATATGGTGGTAATCCAAATGAGCAAAATGGGGATTATCAAATGGCAGAAGGTGGTGATGCAGAAGGTACAACAATAGAAGCTGAAAGAGGTGAGTATATAAGTGAAAGAAAAGATGGTGGACAAGCAGGAAAGTCTGCACAAATATCAGGTAATAGAACATACAATTCTAATTTTTATGATTTAGGTCCAGCATTTACTAAAGAATTTGAAGGTATGAAAATAAAAAATATTCAAGGAAAAGTTGCTGCTGATGATGCTAAACTAAATAAGTTTGATGATAAAAATACACAAGAGTTATTAGCTTATACACCTATAACTCAAATTGATAAATTGAAACAAAATTCTTTAATTGCAAATCAAAAAGGAATTAATATGAAGTATGGTATCAATGCAGCTAAAGTAAATAGTGCATTAGCATGGCAGAATAGTGCCAATGAAGTGATAGATGAACAAAATGATATTTATGGTAAAGAGATTAATGGTGATGATTTTATTAAATCAGGTGGTACAAAAATAAAATATGGAAAAGAATCTTTAGATTCAAGTATTTCTAAAAATGGTGGTAAGTATGCTAAAGCACAACAAGGTACTAGTAGATATGATTTAACTCCTTGGCAAGGTAATGTATCTAAAGGAAATAAATATGGTAAAGCTACTGCTTCTGGATTCTCTACACAACAATGGGATGAGGTAGCAGACAAGTTAGGATTTAAAGGTAAAGGTAATAAAGAGTTTCAAGAGTTTCTTTTACAAAATAAAGAGAGTGCTCCATTGATTAAAGCAAGACACCAAAACTTATATGGCAAAGATCCATGGGTGGATCCAGAACATTTTGGTTATGGTTGGGCAGCTAATGAATTATTATTACCAAAAGCTGCAGAGATTCCTGCTGATACAACAACTATACAACAAACTACATTACCATTAGAAGCTGTTCAACCTGAAGAGAAAAGAGATTTTCCATGGATGTCTTTAGCTAGTCAATTTATGCCAAAACCTTCAGATGTTGAAGCATTAGATTATGCACAACTTTATCCTGAAATGTATGCTATGGCATCTAATCAATTAGAACCTGTACCTGCACAAGGTTATCAACCTGAGTTAGGAACACCATATGATATATCTTTACAAGATCAATTGAATGCTAATCAAGCAGACTTTAGATCTATGCAAAGACAAACTTCAGGTAATCCTGCTGCTCAAGCTAATTTAGCTGCACAGAAATATGCTGCTAATTCAAAAGTGTTAGGAGAACAGTTTAGACTTAATCAAGCTGAAAAAGCTGGTGTGTATGGAAGAAATAGAGATATATTAAATCAATCTAAGTTACAAAACCTTGGTATATTTGATAAGCAATATGAAAGACAAGCATTAGCACAAGCTAATACTAAAGCTACAACACAAGCTGCATTAAATTCTATGTCTGATAAAGTTGCTAAGAATAAACTAGAAGGTAGAACATTACAAACATATGAGAATCTATACAATTATAGATTTGATCCTGGCTTTAAAGCTCAAAACTATAATCCTTTAGCACAATTTGATACATCAGTTAAAGGTGCAGCTGGTAGAAAATCATCAGAAGCTCCTGAAGGATATGAATATGAAACTATTCTAAAAAAGAAAAAGAAAGAAAAAGATGTTGCTAAAAATGGTTCAATAGTAAAATCTTATAAAAATATATAACTAATTTAATTATAAAGAATTACCAGAATTGATTATTAATTTTGGTAGTTCTAATAATTCATATTACATTTGTTAATCCGCATGTACAACATGTATTAAATAAAAAATATTATGGCTTCATGGGCAGATAAAACTCCTACATTTAATCCTTACGTACAACAATTACCAGTGGAAGCAATGGTAAAAGTTGGTATGCAGAAACAAGCTCAATATGATGAAGGTATTCAAAAGATACAATCAACTATTGATAATGTTGCTGGACTTGATGTTATGCGAGGAGTAGATAAACAATACTTACAATCCAAACTTAATGCATTAGGTAATGACTTAACATTTGTAGCAGCTGGAGATTTTTCAAATAATCAATTAGTTAATTCTGTTAATGGAATGACTAATAAAATAGCTAATGATAAAAATGTTCAAACTGCTGTATCTTCTACAGCTTGGTTAAGAAAACAACAATCATCTATGGAAAAAGCTATTGAGGAAGGAAAGTCTTCTCAATCTAATATGTATGATTTTAACGAACAAGCAAGTAAATATTTAAATTCTGATAAAGTTGGAGAAACATTTAATGGAAGATATACACAGTATACAGATGTGAAGAAAAAAGCTATGGATACAATCAAAGCTTTACATCCTAATCTTCAAAAATATGATATTCCTTTTGAAGTTGATGGTAATGGTAAAATAAATGTAAATAAGATTGCTGATGCAATGAAGCGATATAAGATTGAAGGAATTAGTGAAACACAAATCCAACAAGCTATTGCTGCAGGTATGACTCCAGATGATTTAAATCAATTAAGAATTGATTCTAAATATGAATTTAGAGGAGCAGGTCCTGAACAACTTGCACAGAAAGCTAAACAAGATTATGATGTAAATAGACAATTGGCAATTGGTCAATTAGATAAACTACAAGTTCAAAAAGCTATCACTACGGATCCTACTAAGTTAAATGATATTGAGAATGAAATTGAACAATATAAAGATTTACTAGGTGGAGATGGTAAAGTTGGTAAGCTTGATGAAAACTTTTATAATAACGTTAAACAAGCTAGAACTAATCCTGATGAAGTGAAGTATAACATATACAAAGATGGATTTGTTAAAGAGTTTGCTAATGCTTTTAAATGGCAAAGTCAAGATGTTGAATATCTTACAAATCCATTAATGGAACATCAAGAGTTTTTAGCTGAGATGAGACATAAGCAACAAGTTGAAAATAGACAACGTTATGAATTTAGTATTACTAGTTCACAAACTGAACGAAAAATTAACATAGATGCTGAAAAACTTGCACTAGATAAAGCTCTTACTTATGGTGTAGATGCTCCTTGGACTGATATAGGAAATCCAACAGATAATGAAAATAGAGGTGCTGAATTATTTGCTTCTCATGTTACGTCTGTAGATGATTCAATTAAATCAGATAGAGAAGCATTAGCTGCAGGAGGTTATGATGATATAAAAATTAATGGAATGTTAGCTGAATGGAAAAATGCACAAGGTGTACCTTCAAAAGCTAACATACCAGCAGATGCAATTAACTCAATAATGAGAATTGCAAAGAATCAAAACTATGTAAAAACATTAGATAGGTTTGAGAAAAAGACAAGAGCTGATTCAGAAAAAGAAGCTAATGTAGAAGAAGTGATTAATGCAGCTACAAAAGGTAGAGGTAATATATCTTTTTCAACAAAAGCTGGAGAAAGAATAATTTTAACTCCTAGAGAAATGGTTGGAATAAATAATGCAATTAAAACGCAAACTGTTCCATCAGGAGAATTAACAACAGAACAATCTTACATTGATGAAAAATCATTAAATAAAAATCAAAGAAGATTTGTTCGTGAAGCAATGAGTCATTTATCTAAAACTGATAATAAAACTAGAGAAGATATAAGAGGATTTCTAACTAGTTTTAAACCTGCTGCAAATAAAGTTAAAGAAGCTTATAAAAAAGCAGATGATATATATATGCAAAAAATGGGGAAATCTGCAAATTCATTTGTTCCACGTATAAAAGCTGTAGCTAATGCTAAAGGAGAAGTTCCACCAATTGTAATGAAAGGGCTTAGTGCATTAGTTATTGCACAGCAAGAGCAATCACTTAAGACTGATTCAAATTGGGATTTTGAAACATCAAACAGATGGGTTACAGATGAAAAAGTTATGAAAAATACTAATGTAATTGTAAAACAAGATGGGGATAGTTATGAAATACAAATACGAAATTCAGAAGATTCAGGTACACCACAAAGATTAAAAGTTAGTGCTGCACAAGTTGCTGGATATCTAGGAGAAAAATATGTAAATCCTAATACTCAAGCATCTGCTAGAGTAGGAATAGGAAGAGGTAATACAGATATAACTAGAAGCAATGTTGCTGAAGAAGCAGTAATGCAAAAACAATTTGGAAATTTCCCTGGAGTACAACGTTTCCAAATTACAGCTAACTTAAAACAAGATAGATCTAATCCTGAGTTATATATTCCAACAGTATTTATTAAAAATAAACAAGGTAAATATAATTCTTTCGAACTCTCAGGAAGTAATAAATTAGCTAGAGTTGGATATGAACAAGGAGTTAAAAACTTAGACGCTTTAAATGATAAAGTTTTGATCAATGTACTTCAAGAAGCTTATCCAAAATTTGATTTCTCAACATTAGATTACTAATTATAATAAATAATTATGCCAGATTTTAAAAACCTTAATCCAATTCTTATAAATCCAGATCAGCAACTTCCTAATCTGCCTAGTCCATCAACACCTATTCCAAATAACTATGGACCATTAACCACAGATCTATCAGGAAGAAATAATGGTGATCCTATATTTGGTAATGGTCCTGAAATAGGTAAAGGATTACTTTCTACTGTTACAGCAAATGAATTGTATGAGAATAGAAGATATGATATGTTTTCTAGAGATACAATTGATATTGAAGATCAGAATGCTAATGCACAATCTGCATTAACACAAGCTACTAATGGTATATTAAAAGGAGTTAATCTTGCAGCTACTACTGTTGCAGGAAGTTTTGGTATGTTATATGGTTTAGCAAAATCTCCATTCTCTGGAAGACTTGCTGATATATGGGATAACCCAGCAATGCAAATGTTAGATGAATATAATAATGAGGTGGATCAGAACTACCTACCAAATTATTATACTGATAAAGAAAAAAATGCATCTTGGTATTCTCCTGATAACTGGTGGAAAACAAATTTCTTATTTGATAAATTAGTTAAGAATTCTGGATTTGCTGTTGGAGCTATGCTTTCTGGTAATATAGCAAATGCTGCTATAAAAGGAACAGGTGCTGTAATTGGTGGATTAGCTGCAGAAGGTGCTATAGCTGCTGAAGCATCTCAAGCATTTAAATTATTCACACCATTATTAAAAGGTACATCAAGAGCTTTCTCTGCTGGTAAAAATATTGAAGCTGCAGCAATTCTTGAAAAAAATATTTCATCTATTGCTGATCTTAGTGCTAGAGAATCTGCTATTTTAAATATAGCTAAGACAAAAAATGCTATAGCTGGATTTCAAGATAAATTTAGAAGAACAGTTGTTGCTGCATATTCATCTGCAGGTGAAGCTTCTTTTGAAGCATTACAAACATCAAATGAATATAGAAATAATTTAATAAAACAATATAAAGAAAACCATTTTGGTGAAGAACCTCAAGGTGCTGACTTAGATAATATAAATACAATTTCAGAAAGTGTAGGTAAAACTTCTTTCTTTGGTAACTTAGCTTTGTTAAGTGTTACAGAATATGCTCAACTTAATAAATTATTAGGAAGTTCTTATGCTGCTGATAAACAAGCTGCGAATAGTTTATTAGGACGTGCAGATGATGTATTATTAAAAGAAGGTGGATATGCAGCAGTACCTGGTGCAGCAACTAGATTTGGTAAACTTTATGAGAAAAGTGCTAGAGTAGGTAAATATGTATTTGATCCTAAAGAAGCAGTTCAAGAACTTGGACAATATGCTTTACAAGTAGGTACACAAAACTATTTCAATAAAGGATATGATGGTAAGAACGCAAGTGTTTGGACTGATGGTTTCTTATATGGAATGTTGGGTGAAGATGAAGCTGGTAAAGATGTTGGTGCATTAGTATCTAAAGAAGGAATCGAAAGTGGAATACTTGGTGGTATTACTGGAGGATTAATGCAAACGTTTGGACCTAGTGGAGAAATAGCTAGATCAAAAGCTGCAAAGTCTAATACAGAAAGATTTATTAATGAACTTAATAATGCTCCTACATTTCAAGCTGCATATAAAGAAAAACTTGAAGCTGTAGATAGATTTACTAATATTCAAGAACAACAACAAAATGCTATTATTCAAGGAGATGAATTAGAAGCTAGAGATCTTAATGCAGATTTGTATCATACATATCTTGCCCCACGTATTAAGTTTGGAAGATTTGATATGATCATGGATGATATCAAAGATCTTAGACAAGCAGGAATGTCTGATAAAGGACTTAGCGATTTAAAAGAAGAAGGAGTAGCTAATATTAATGATACAGTTGAATCATTCCAAAAAAGATTAAGTTTATTTGAAAATACAGCAAAGAATACACAAGAATTATACAAGTCTGTAAATCTTAGTTATGGTGGTGCTGTAATGCAAGATGCAGAGGGTGGTACATATCTTGATGCATCAGGTAATCAAATCAGAAAGTATTCTCCATTAATCATTGATAAGATGGTATATGCAGCTGCTAAGATAGCTGATTATGATATACGTATCCCTCAAGTATCTGCAAGACTTCTAAGAGCAGATATTCCTGTACAGGATGTAATTAATGATGAGCTAGGTAGTGATACATCAGTAAGCCTTGCTAAGGTGTTGTATAACATAGATCAACAAAAATCAGATAGAATTGATACGGATCTTGTTAAACAAGAATTAAAAGATGTAATTGAGCTTTCTAAAAGAAGACAATTATTTGTTAATGAATATAATGATTTAAAAGATAATCCTCAAAACTATTCATTCACTGGAGAGAAAGAAGAATTCACACCAGAAGGAAAAAAGACAAGAACTACTACTCCTAATGCAGAAAATAGTAATTACTTTTCTAAGAGTAGAGATAAGTTCAAATCAGATAAGAGAACTTATTCTGATCTTGTAAGTCAATATGGTGAAGGAGAGAAAAGTAAATATGACGTGTTAGAGAAGATTGCTGAATCACCTTATGCTACAGTTCTAGAAAAACAATTAGCATCAGCTTTCTTAAAATTTACTACTAGAGATAGTAAAATCATCTTAGGAGATAGAACATTATCTAGTGCTGGAGTTTCTAGAGGAGGAACATTAGGGAAAGAAACTGCTGTAAGTAGTATTAATTATGAAGACAATGCTTTTGATTATGAAGCTGGAAGTCTTCCTGTTGAACATGTATTATTACATGAGATAGGACATGACTTAACTGTATATGGATTATCAGATACTAATGGACAATTCTTTAAAGAGTTGGATCCATTATTTAAGTTTGTACAAGAAACATTCAAGAATGATCCTAATAAATATGCTGAAGCTGGACTGATTAAGAATGGTGAATACTATGCATTCAAAAACATCTATGAGTTTGCAACAGAGGCTTTATCTAATAGAGAGTTCCAAAGATACTTACAAACTGTTCCATATAAAAATACACAAACTTCTACATGGGAAACATTTGTTAATTCATTAAAAACATTCTTCAGAAGATTATTTGGTACAACTAATGAAAACTTATTAAATGAAACTATTGCTGTTATAACAAACAACATAGATGAAACATATAAAGCTGTAAAAGAAAAGAATCTTGCCTTAGAAAAAGAAGAGCAAGCAATGCTTGTGACTAAAAATGAGGTGGATAGACAACAGGATAAAGCAGAGCTTAATTCTGGAGAGATTGCTACGCCTATTCCTACAGAAACTGCAACATCAGAAGCTGTTGTAAAAGAAGATGAGAGTTTCTTAAAGACATGGAGAAACTTCTTTATATCTGGTACTAGTGAATCTGAGAATGCTCAGACTCGTGCTAATGCTCCTCAGCATGTTAAAAATTCTAGAGAGTTCTTAAACAATGTTAAAAACTTTAAGAATGCTAAGAGAATAGGTGCAATATTAGTTACACCTAATAATGAAGAAGCAATGGGGCTTAAAGGACTTACGGAGCTTCAATATGGTAGACCAACAACTGCAGAAGATAAAGTGACTGATGTTGATACAGGATTTGTTGCACAAGTATTTGTAGAACAAGATAAAGGTAAATCTTATTTTGTAGATAAAGAAGGAAAACGTATAGGAGAAGTTGGAACACAGATTGATTTAAGTCAAGTGATATATCAAGCTATGCCTACAACAGAACTGTATTACACATATACAGATCCTAAGACTGGACAAAGAGTTCCTAGATATAGACAAGGTGAAAAAGAAAATCTTGCATCTGCAGCTAATGGTTGGAGACAAGAGAGAGCTACATTATTTGCAAACAATACATCAGAACATAAAGTGTATAACATTGATGTATCTAGAGGTATAGCTATTATTAATAAACTTGCAAATGGTCTTTTTGAAAGAAATCAAATTGGTGGTATATTAATACCTGAATCAAAGATTGCTTCTCAACCAAAGCTTCTTCAAATAAACACTGCAGGATTTGTAGCTCATAAAGGAAGGAACGTAACATTTAAAGAAAAGGGAATAGTTATTCTTCAATACGAAGATGTATTAGAAGTCTTGAATAATAGTAAATTAGGAAAAGAGAAAGCTAAATCAGTATATGAAGTACTTAAAGCATTAGCTCTTGACATAAGAGAAAAATCTACATCTGGTAAACCAGTAGATATAGATGTAAACTATCTAGCATACTTACAGAATGTATTGTACTTACGTAAAGGTGCATCTACATTAGGTAATCAATTCTATATTGATACTAACTCAAGAAGTATTTACTTAGGTGGTGTAAAATATCCTATTATAGATATTGAAAACAAAGAAGCTGATATAGTAAAACAACTTACAGATACATATCATAACATCAATAGTAAAACTATTAAAGATCTTACAAGTAAGTTCTATGAATATACAGGAGAGAAGAATGCTGAAGGTCAGCTTGTAGCTAGATATTGGAAAAACTACCAATCATATTTATTATCATCTAAACTTCCTGATGGTAAAACATCACGTTCTAGTGAGAACACACCACTTACAACTAAAGTGGCTGCTCCTACACCAACTGTTCCTTATTCATTCTCTCAGAAGTATGCTACATTAATTGATTTTGATCTTCCTATTATAAAACCTGTTCCTGTTGCACAGGCTGCTAAAACTGCTCCTATTACACCAACAACTCCTGGTATGATAGGAGAATATATAATGGATGGAACAACACCTAACACATATCAATTTGCAACTGGTCCAGTTGAGTTTACAGGAACAGTTGATGCTGATGGTAATGTAGATGTTGTAGATGTAATAGTTAATGATACAATAACAAAAGCTGCAGAGAATGAAGCTATATTAGCTACAGTGGATGGTGTATTACAAAACATTGGTCAATATGATGAACAAGCTAGTGCTGAACAACGTGTTGTAACATTTGTTGGTGGTAAACTTATTGATGTATTAAAAGAAATACAAAGTACACAACAAGCTGAAGAAGTTCCTGCAGTTGCAGATGAAGCTCCTACTACAGCTGTAGAAGAAGTTAGTCCAGAGATTACTCCTGAAGAGAAAATAGACCCTATTGATATAAACGATACTGACCTACCTGATGATAACTACATGAGAGTGGGAGTTACAGCTCAAGAAGATGTAATGTCTGAGAATGATATTCAGATATTAAAAGACTTCCAAGCTGAAAACCTTCCTGGTGTACCATTAGAAGTGTTAGAAGATCTTGTAGATACATATGATGGTGAAAAAGCTTTTGGTGTATATGTTGATGGTGTAGCTAAGTTCTACAAAGCTGGACCAAGAACAGTAGGTTACCATGAATTGTTCCACCCTATATGGAAACACTTCTTAACTCCTGAAGAAAGAACTGCTCTTGAAGAAGAGTTTAGAAATAAACCTGGACAATTTACAGATAGAGCTTCTGGTAAGAAAATAGATTATGCTAGTGCTACAGATCAACAAGTAGAAGAAAGATATGGTGATGATTTTGGTGAATTCAAAGTGGGTAAACTTCCTGCTAGATCATTAAGTGAATTAGTACGTAACTTCTTTAGAAGAATCATAAACTTCATCATGTCTAGAAATGCTAATCCTTCATTAGCTAAAGATTTGTTTAAAGCTATTGATGCTGGTAAGTATAAAGAATTTACCATCTCTGAATCACAAAAGAAAGGACCACCTGCATATAGTAGAATTCCTGGTATAACAGAAACACAAGCTGCTGAATATGCAGAGGATATATTTTCTCGTGCAGCAAATTATATATTTGGTGAAAATAAAGAATCTATATTTGATTTACAACAAATTACAGGAGCTGAAATATATAATTATATTAAACAAACATATATTGCTGGTAATGTATATCAACAATTAGGAGAAGAACGTTTCAATGCTTTGTTTACACAAGGTAAACAATTGTTACGTACAATAGGTGTAAACTTCAATGAAGAAGATCTTGTAGACATTAATGATGAGAATGTAACTAGCGTTGGTTATTCTCAAGAAGCTTTTACAGTTGATCATAAAAAGACTTCTCCATTTGCTATTAAACTTGTTGCTGCTACATTGCCACAAGTAGTTCCTACTAATCAACAAAACTCTACTAGTTTAAAATTACCTGTAAGAGAAAAATCTTCTGTTGGAGGATTTAAGTTAGTAAATTTTAGTAGAGTGTTTGCTACATTATTAGATAAGATATCTAATACAACAAGTATTGATAGAGTGATTGATAAATTAGTTGATCTAGCTAGTTATGATGCTACGTATGTTAGATTCTTTCAACGTATTGGTGGATCTTATTCTATTGATGATAATGGTAATCTTTCAAAAAATATAGATTTTGGTAAATTTAAAACACCAGAAGACTGGAGATTGTTCATTAACTTCTATCAAACATTTACAAAGCAAAAACCAAATGCTCTTATTCAATATGTTATAGGAAATGAAGTGTACACTGCTCCTGCTAATCAATTTACAATAACTAAACAAGTAGAACAAGATTGGTTTAGTCAAATGAGAGCACTAGCTAAAACTCGTAATGGGCTTGTTAGATTCAATGGTGAAACTAAAACATATCAAGTTAACACTGACTCAGAGTTATGGCCTGAGAAGCTTCCTAAAGATCCTGAAGAGATGATTAATTTCTTAAAGAACTTAGGTGTTACATTTAATATGGATGATTATCTAAAATTAAAATCA